GTAATGATACCACAATTTACGATAGTAACAACTGCAGGTGGCGCCGATAGTCCAACCATCATTAGTTTCAACCTTCCAAATGCAGTAAATCCAGATAATGGTAATAATCCAATTATATTTCCATTAATGTGTGCGATAACATCCAGTTCTGTTACTAATTCTGCATATGCTGCCATTGGACAGGGAGTAATTGACTTAGTTATATTTGGTGGTGCTGAATGGGGAACTACTAATTTTGGACTATTGGGTGATCTTTGCCTAACATATACCTTAACAAATGTCATTGTTCCATAAAATATATCATGTTACATTATAATGTCGCTCAACTTATTGACAGTACCAAATGTTTATGATCTTTTTGCCAATTCGATTACAACCAATACTACCACTGATGTCCCAATAGTATCTGAAGAAACACTATCAGAGCTTATAACTATTACCGGTGGAGGAACAATTACTGGTTTAAATATTCGAGGAAATGCTCAATCGTTACCTCCGATGTTACCAGTTTATGTTCAAACAATTACAGGTAATGGTGGAGCATTTCAACAAAATACCATTAAAATACCAAGATTTTTTCTTACATACTCAGGTGCAGCACCTGTTAGTATTGTATTTTCACTACCAGTAAATATTTGTCCAGCTAATGGGAATACTATGGCATCTGCAGCGCCCCTGCTAGACGGAGGAGTAACAAAGATTGGGGCAATGCAGATGGTAGCATCAGGCGGTATTGGAGCAGTTCAATTAATACTTCCTACTGGTAGTTTTTCTGGTCCTACAGTTGGAACTCTTAATGATATAACATGGGTATATGATCCATTATTATAATATCATGTATTATTATAATGTCTCTCAATTTATTAACAGTGCCTAATGATTACAATCTTTTTTGTAATAGTATTACTCAAGCAGATGGTGATAAAGGAAATACCCCAACTATGCGTACAATGGTATTGCCAGTACAGAATCTTGTTGCAGCTCCCCCAATATCAGTTGTGACCATGCAAATACGTGGTGTTTCATCTCCTCCCCCAAAAGGACCTGCCATATCTCTAACAATAATCGAAGATGAATCAAATACATTAGTTAACATAATAATACCACAATTTGCTATTCTAAATGCTACTGGATCAACTGCAATTACTAGTATTGGTCTTTTGCCTCCTGGTATTATTCCTACAGGATACTTACCACAATATGGTACTTATTGGGCTGTGCCAGTATATTTAGATAATCCAGCGCCACCTCCTCCTGGTCCTGGTAATCAAGTAATTACAACACAAATTGGATATGGTAACTTAATATTATTACCTAATGGAGCACTAACATTACAACCACCTAATACACTTCCAGTAACTTCTTTTACTGCTGGTAGTTCTCCAGGTATTCCATTTGGACTTGTTAGTGATATCACTGTAACATATTCTCCCACAGCTACGGCTTAAGATATTATATCACTCTATAATATGTTAAATGTCAGTATTACTCGATCCTGAAAAAGATTTTTACAAATTTATTGAAGCAAAGGGTGATCGTAAGGGTAATCAGCTAGTTTCAAAAAATATCGAAAATGAACTAAAAATCATTGCAGTAAAACCTTCTCTCACTCCAAAAATTTATGGAAGTTATGCATTCCGAATTCAGCAATATCCGGGTGATATTGATCTATCTGAATATTTCTTCGCCGGAGATAATAAGAACCAGCTAGTTAAAGCTTTTATCCCAAAATTCATTAAAATGGTCAAACGAATCCAAAGCGCCCCTGATCATTATTTTTCGGAAGTCAAAGCTGGTATTGATAAGCGATATGAAATTCCGATTGGCCCTTGCAATAATGGAAAATGGAATCCAGTACCTACATTAGGTGATACTTTTTATAAGTTGTATGAACATAAGCTAATTAACAAAAAGGAATTAGGGATCTTGTATGATCTAGTTTATGAAATGGAATCTACCGCTAATGTTTGGGATACAGTTCAATACATACTTCGAAAATATTCAGTTTTACGATGGAATACTGCTGAAATTATGGCTCAGAAGAAAAAATTGCCTGCTAATAAAACAATCACTTTAGCTGAGGCATGTAGTCAGAATACATTACTAAAGATTGATGAGATTACATATCTTCAAGGTAATATTACGGAGATCACGAATGTATTCATTTTAGGTTATCGTGGACCTAGAAGTAAAGAAAAGCATGTTTTACGAGATAGAAGTATCCCCAAAAATATTCATCCCATTAATTATCCTCCCAGAGATTTGACTGAGCAAATTGATAAATTGTATTACTCTGATATGTGGTATAATCCCTTTAAAATGATTAAACGGCTATATTCGCAGTTACATATTCCAGAAGTTGTTAAAACTCCAGAAGCCAAGGAATTTTTGAAAGCATTATTTCCATTCCTATCGAGTAATACATCCCAAATGTATCAAATTAAGAGCGAATTAAGTACATTGGAATTGGTCATTGAATTTTATGGTCTTGATTCCCCAGAACTAATGCGCGAGCAATGCAATATCCTAATTTCGAAAATTGCAACTAACATTGATATCCCAAAAGATGTTGCAATACGTTTTACTAAGAATCTTGAAACTATGATTAGATCTACAAATTTTGAAGTAGTCCTTGAAATCATAAATGAGATAACAGGCGACTTAACCAAAATGATTAATTTTAATACTATTACATGGTTAAATCGTACTGGTTATAATCCATTGCCTCATTTTGTATTGCCTAAAAAATCCCCATACAATCGTAATATCGTCCGAACACCAACTAGTCATCCAAAAAATTTGTACAAAATGCTAGAAGGGAATACTATTGCTCTTCAGCAGGATGAACATAATGAAGGTGCAGGTTGCTTGAAATGCCATTATTAAGTTTTAAGAAAATTTAATAATGATGTAATCGTTTTCTCATTCGGGCTCGCGACATTTGTCGACCACCCATTGTAACTCCTTCACCATAGCCAAGAAACTTAGCACCTTTAGCAGCAACTTGAGCAGCAGGATGTGGAACGAATTCTAATCCTTCAGAGAGTAAATGATGTTTTTTAATGTAATCATGAGCCTGTTTCAAATAAGGCCACAATTTAGCACCAAAGTTTTTGAGTCCAGACCAAAAGTCTCCACCATTAACTCTTTCAACATCAGCATAATTAACATGACCATTTTGCATGCAATCAAGAACATCTCGAGGAGTAAGTACACCAATGTTAGTAGAAGCAGAACCAACTCCCTGAATTGTGAATGATCCTTCAAGAACAGCAACAATATATAAACTAGGAGCAAAATCATCACTAGCAATATTTTTAGCTTGAACTGTAACTTGCAACATTGATTGATTCAAAATTCCAGGCGCCATTAATGAATCCAAACCAATATCAGTAGCAAATTCAACACAAATAACACTACCAATTGTATTAATAGCTGTAACTAAATCATTTGTATATACGGGTCCTCCGGACCAATCCTGCCATGAAAGATCACAATGATTCTTTACACACATTGAATATATTTGTTGAGGCGCCATACTTGCCAATAATCCAGATTTGTTTAAAAATTGGATATTCAGATTCGAAATTTGCATAAAAGCATCAGTATATGTAGGGCTTGAATACAAATTAACATTCTTTCTACGAGCAAAAATATACATTCGCCTAGGAATAGATGATAGCTGTATATTATTTGATATGAGTGGAGCAGAATCTCCTGAGGGAACAAGCTCCTGATCTGAAACATATCTCAATACATCAAAATATGGATATGTAATGGGAACATTTGGAGGGATAACCATAGTTTCTTGAGGAGTAATATAATTAAATAACATTAATGGCATTCCTGATCCAATAAAAGAGGATCCAGAAGGTCCGCCAGCTAATCCACCAAGAGTATAACTAATTGAGCTAATAACATTTGTACCTCCATTATCATCATGAGACCAAATTCTAGTATTTGCTTGACCAATAAATGTAATATTAAAGTCCATAGTATTGACATTATAGAAACCAGCTTCATTTGAGCATCCCCAATAGAATGGAGAAAGAAAGATTGGTTCACAAAAGGCAATATCGATTTGAGAAGTCAATTGTACTGCGGGTGTTGCAACTTGAACTGGATTAGAAATAACTACAAATGGAAATCCACCTCGGGCCTGTTGACAACCATCGGGGGAATTTCCATACAATCCTAGAGGGGATCGATTAGCTAAAAATAAATCACCATATTGCTGTGATTGATCTTGATATGATGGAGTTAGAGAATAATCATGCTCCTTTAAATATGTATCAGTATTATAATGCATCAAAGCATGAACAATATCAGCAATATTAATTGAAACACTTTGATTATTAATACTAGCTTGGAATGTATCAACAATTGATGCGAGAGGGAATGCTCTTGGGGCATCACGACCAGGCATCAAAATTGATTCTCCAAGCGGGGGAGTTCCAGTGAATGTTATTCTCATAGGAACATACCAGTACATCTTTCTCGATACAATCACAGATCCACTAGGAGGTGGGCATGAAAATTGTAAACTAGAATTTGAGATACTAGTTGTAAAATATTGCTTATATGTACACTGTGAACCTGATTTTAGAACCGCATAGGTTCGTTCACTTTCCAACATTGTTATAGGATCTCGGACACAGACTGGTCTTAATGGTTGAAATGATAATGACATGCTATATAATATCTAGATATATTAAATTAAGTGATGATTCATTAGCATCAGTTAATTTAATTCAAATTAGTGCCTTTTTTGTATAGGGATTTTCTAAAAAATCCGAGTTTAACCTCAATTTGTTGATTAGCAGCGAGTTCAATCGGATACAGATTGCTTAACTTGTCTTGCCAATAAAATTTCAAATCAATTTTTTGAAGTGGAATATCTGATATCATATCAACTAATTTATATTGGGCAGTTGGTAGGTAATATGCTATTGTTCTAGAAGTACCTGCTGATTGATCTATATTCAATGAAAAATCTGAAATAATAGGGAATGCTACATTTAGCCCTTGGGATTGCTGGGTTGATTGTGCCGCGGGTACTGATTCAGGATTAATTGGAATCGTAGAAGTTGTAATTAGAATTTTAGCTACACTTGACCAATATTCTAAAGTAGAGTATTCCTGTATTTGACGATAAGCAGTAATTGAATTAGTGCCTGGACTCAATCCAAAATTAGGAGTATAATATATGTTAGATGGATTAGGTTGTAATATAAATTCATAATCATGACCAGTTAAGGAATTATCAGTAATAAATTTGAGATAGAATGAATCTAAATATATTTCAAGTAGTCCATTAATATATATTATTGGTATTCCAGTAAGAGGAGAACTAATAGTTAGGAAATATGGTTGATACACTAATGAAATGAGATTTGTTACTGGATCAAAAAACATATATGGAGGCGCAAAACCAGAACCAAATAATGGTGATGCGTTAAATGCATTTACAAAACCTACATTAATCATATCAATTAGCACTTGGTAATTATACACTCCGTAATAATCAGTAATAACTTGAGTAGGCTGATTTTGGACTGGAGGTGTAATATTATTTTGTGGAAGATAAATAAGTTGCGAAAAATAATCTACTCCAAGATATGAAAATCCAACATAATATGGGGTCAATTTTGGGTTTGATTGATTAGGAATAACTTGCATAATCATAATGGGAATCGTATCAAGTGGAATCGAGAATCTAACAATTGATGCATAATAGTCGGAGCATTTATCCAAAATAATAGTATTTTTGGTTACAGAAAATGAAGCTACTTGAGAAGTTCCATTAACCATAATAATATTATTAGGAGCATTAGGATTAGTAAATGGAGTTAATGGATCATGATTAATGATAACATTCAAAAATACATTATCATTCTCTTTTTCAATCCAATGTTTCTCTTCAAACATTGGGGGTTCATTAGGCATTGCAACCTTTCTTGCAATCTTCCGAGCCTGCTCTGCATCATATTTTTGATTTAATTGTTGATATGATCTAAGATTCATTATATATCTAGGCAACAATTTAAATTGGCCACTTCATTCCGCAAACGTTCATTCTCGTTGCATATCCTTTCATAATCAGCTACTTTTCGCTGCAGATGTCGAATTGTCCCCTCCTGAATTTTCAATAATTGGTAATCACGGTTCCGAGCTTCTAAGCGATCAATCTCATCCTGATAATGTTTAGAATCCTCTTGATAAGTCTTTATTACACGCTCTAGCTGTCGTTTGTTGTGTTCCAGAAAGCATTGCTCTTGATCCGTAAGTTCCATTATATATTATTCATAGATTTTTAATTAATGATACTTTCCTCAAGAATAGGATCGAACTCTTGTGGCGACATTGTAATTAATGTCACCAATTCATCAGGGGTCAAATGATACTGTGTACAGTTCTTTTTAATAAAATTGAAATATTGACCATCGGTTTTATCACGGAGCATTAATCTCACTGCAACATGTCGACCACAAGTTTTAATATCAGGGCTATGCTTTTGATATTTAGTGGCACTATAAGTGAGACGATATGGGCTGTGATCTAGCAAACGAGATAAATAAGGGTAGTTTTCGTGATTCTCAGCTGCAAAATCCTTAGGAATAAATGAGAGTGCATCATCTGGATATCCTCCGTATGAATTGAAAAAACTAACTGTCCGTGAATTTAGCTTCCAAAAACAAGCCCAGTGACCATAGTTATGGCGAGTCGTAAAGTGCAAGATGCAGGCATTCTTATTTCCTAAAAGCTCATCAATCGAATTATATTTGTTCAATTCAGGATAGAGAACCAAATTGTAACTACTACCAAGAAGATGATACAAATCCTTATCATTCAAGGGTATATTTTCGTAAGGGGCTAATCGGTTTTTAAAATTGATAAAATCTATTTCGCCACCTTCCCAAGGGGCTGAATGATAGCCACCTTGATATGGGCCAGAATAATATCCGGCACCCTCTTCATCCCTGTATTTTGCATTAACTTTTGCCCAATACACTTTTGATCGTTTATCAGATGCAATTCGATCTCTTCTAGCCTGTTCTGCTTTTTCAATTGCCAATCTAGCTTCATCTTCTGCAGTTTGCTTAAATTCCCTTTCTAATGCAGCAATATGGGCCTTCTGGTTATGCATTCGATCTCGTACAAGAGGAATTCGACCCTTGAGATACCGTAATCGTTTTTCAGTTAGCGGTGATTTTTTCCCTTGTTCCTCTAAAATTTCCAATTTCAACTCTGTCATTTTGATTTGATTGATTAAAGTTCTCGCCTGATCCTGATATTTATGGAATTTGATCCGTTCATCATTGAGATCGACTTCACCTAATTTTGGAGTTGCAAGTTGTATCGGAGTAGCTTCTTTGAGCCCGTAATATTTGACTTGATTAATGCTATTACAATAGAATGGAGTGCCATATTTTTTGCCTTTGGGTAATTTTTTGCTTCCACAATATAAATCTTTGCGTGCTTTCGGCGGCATATTATATATTACTGATATAATAATGGAGCAAGAGAACTATGACTTTATTCATCGAATGCTTAATATTGAGCTGGACTTCTATAATCAGGGAATTACAGGCTGGAGCATATATTCTGGTTCAGCTTGTAATGACCAACATCGCAGAACTATGCATCATGCATACCGTGCTAACAAAAAGCGAGCGTATAAAGTTATTGGTCAATTAAAAATGTTGGATTATTTTAGGGACAAGTAATATGAATGGCATTAACTAATGAGCAATTTGATATATTTTGCCCTAATCCCTATAAATATATTCTAAAGAATTGGAAAACAGTACCCATGAAAGTCATTGAAGCAGAACTCAATGCACAAAAAACTATTATTAGCTGGATATTAGAATCGTTAATGCAGGAATATGAACGTTGCCATCTACCTAAATTTCAAGATAAAGAATATCTCCATAAACATAAAGCTCATCTTAGAGAATTATGGACTAAGCAATTAATGCTAGAAAGAATAATCGGGTTAAGGGGTGAATTGTCACACTTAGAGTCTTAAGTCATTTTACTGGCTTAAAGCCAATCCACCTCTACTAATTAGGGTTAGGTATTTCATTCGTTTTATTATTGATATGTAGTCATATCATTAATAAAGCTATGTCCGAAAATTAACATTCATCATCAGTTTGTTCCTGTGAGGCAACATACAGTTGATGACGTTTTGACTCATTATGTTTATGCTGAGTAGCTAATGAATAACTTCCTCCGCAGTCACATTGGTGTTTATCGATTACCCTTCTCTTGTATCCATCTGATTTCATATATGCTGCTCGGGTCTTCGAGCATTTATCGGATGCAAAATGGGCTTTGAGAGTTTCCTCTCGGGTACGACCAGCTACGAGTCGGTTGACAGTATTTGGAGTATTCTGAATCCAATAACCTTCCCTTCGACGCAATTGCGCTTTGGTCTGACAAGGATAGTTTTCGATTAAGGTGATAATAGCATCTGGAAACTGGAGAATTTTGAATGAAGTATTGTAAATAGCTGATCCTCCTTTTTTATGACACTTATATTGTGCCTTATGCGTATAGAATCGTTTCTCAATGGATTTGCACGTAGACCCGACATAGACATTAGTCGTTTGGGCAGAGGTGATCTTGTAGATTTTGGATTTGTAGAGTTTGAGTTGTCTGGCTGGCATGGCTCGATAATATGTAATATTAACTATTCTTTATATCAACAATATTAAATTTCTATATTTGAAACAAAATTTTCGATAAAAATCTGTCCATATAGTAGAGACAGCCGATTCGCCACAGACCATTTCTTGCCATTGTATATATTACTGGCATTTTTAATAAAATGCTAGTAAAATGATATAGAGATGGAGGAAGGATTCGATAGAGGAGTTGATTTTAAGGATATGAAGGCTAAATTAATTCAGGCATATGATACTACCATAGCAAAATA